CCAAGAATCCATATACCCCCTCTGCAACAATAGACGTTCCCCTCACGGTCAATCCCTTGGTTGCCTTAAGGCCTGCTTGCTCCTTAGACTTAACATTAAGAGAACCTTCTCCCCTTATTTCCACATCAGCCTCAAACAGGATAGCATCGCTAGACGTAGCACTCAACGTATTCGCACCCTCTAGAGCGATATACAAATCCGACTTTGCCTCAAGAGCAGGCTTATCCCCGCCTTCTAAAGTAGCATTGCGCAGGAAAAGAGTCTTCGTCTCCGCAGAGTAAGAAACAGAGCCATCACCCAGTATATCGGAAGCATTGCTAGCATTTACTTTTACACCCTTTACGGTAATATCATAGTCCACACTCACCTTTTCTATCACGACTTGTTCCGTGCAGGCCTCTTCACCAAGAACAACAAATCCTTCTACAATCTTAGCATTGGCCGGAGCTGTAATCACACAATCTTCGAGTTTAATATCCTTCAAGTCTGTGATGGAGCCCCTATCTCCTTTAGCCTTTAAAGTAGAAGCTTTGACTACAAGGATTTCGGAGAGCCCCATATCTCCTGTAATACCCCAAGCTCCCTTTACATCCACAGTGCAGCCGCCTTCTATAGTAAGATTAGAATTATCTAGAAAAATAGCAACCGCAGCAGAAGCGTCATAAGAGAGAGAGCCACTACCCTTAATTATGTTATTAAGGCTAGAGAGCTCAAGGCGTCCACCTTTGGAGGTAATCACATTATCCCCTTTCAATTCAATTATAAAATCATTTAGCTCAGACGAGGTCTGAATAGGATTTGTAGAGTCATCAATCGCCATCTTTACTCCCTCAAGAGTAAGCGTAAAAGTCGACGCATCATAGCTGATCTTACCCGTCCCATTGCCAATCTCCTTTACAATCTCTTTCATAAGATTGGCAGCATTAGCACTGGTTACTTCTACGCCTGCAACAGTCACTCCAAGCGACTCCTGCGCCCAAATGGAAGTAGTTCCCATTGCTGTAAGAGCCACAATGGTCGCTAAAAGAAAGACAAATCGTCTCTTCATAACAAAGTAAATCTCTTTCATTTCTAATCTATTTTTAGTTCTCAAATTCAAATATTTCTCCCTAAAACAATACCCTCAAGAGACCTCCAATCTGGGGACGTCAATACATTATAACATCCCAACAGCGTGAGGAATTATTTTTCCCCCCATCCGAGGCGCAAGAAGGATTGTATACCGAGTACAATATTACAAAAACAATTACTAATCCACGCCGAAAAAGAAGAAAACACAATCTATTGTTCTGCCCCGATGAGGGCAAGAAAATACCAAAGAGCCAAGAACGATATTACACACAACTTCTTTACTATAAGGTTTTGGGGAAACGAACACGAAAGGAGTAGTTCAAAGAGAACATGAAGAGAAATCAGCACACTAAACGAGATTATTTAATACCTTTATGCCGTTGACGGAGAAATGTGTTGTACGATGAAAAGAGAAGTAATATTATTGCTTTCTGTTATGCTATCTATGCTAACGGCTTTTGCACAAGGAGAGGTCGGAGGGATGGTTAGTGGTCAGGTTAAATCCATCTCAGGGGAAGAACTTATCAATGCCATTATTACATTTAAGAATCTCCAAGATTCAACGAAAATTTATCCTACGATATGTGATGTACAAGGACGTTACCATCAGGAATTACCTCACGGCGAGTACTCATATGTTATTTCTTATATTGGGGAAAATTATACCCCCGGAAAGAATAGGGTTTTGGTAAATAAATCTAATACAGAAATACCGGAGATAAATATCAAACTTAAAGAGAAAGAGCTGAATGAGGTTGTTGTAACGGCTAAACGCCCCTTTGTTTCATACAATGGTAGTGTCGCTCGGTATAATCTATCCGCAAATCCGGCATCCATCGGAGGCAACATTTTAGATGGTGTAAAGTTGATACCAGGGGTACAAATACAAGAAAGTGGAGGGTTGTCTATTTTTGGGTTCTACAACTTAACAGTGGCTGTTAATCGTCAGGTGCTCAGATTGTCAAATGAAGAGATACAAGCATATCTTGCATCCTTGAGTGTGACAGACGTAGAAGCGGTGGAGATTATTCGCCATCCGGGACCAGAGTATGGTATGCGAGGAGATGCCATTTTGAACATCATCACAAAGAAAAAGCCAAATGAAGGAACCAGTACTTTTATTTCTATGGATGCTATCTATAGAAAGCTGCTATCCGAAAATGCACGTATAAGAATCAACTATAACAAGAAGAATTGGAGGAATTATATATCCTATCAATTTTTTGACACACGTAAGACCGGAAAAACGAAAAGTACAGAATTGCAGAACGAAAAGTACAGAATTAACAAGTCGCAACAACAAAACGAAAAGTACAAAGGAGGGGCAAAAAAAATACACGCCACCTCCTTTTTTTACACGCTGATTAATCGCTAGTTAATCATCGCTTAATCGATACTTACCTTATAATAAAGTACCTCGGGATTAGCTCCGCCCGACCCGAAGGGGTTGGATCGGTACAATACTTGAGCACCGACAAATGGATGCTGATAACCCCACGCAGCGGAGGTGCGTCGGAGAAACGGCACGAAGTCGAACTTAGTCGAAGAGAAGTAGAGGTAGTTAATGGTTGGCATCGAGGTGAGAAGATCTAGGTAATCATCGCACGACCACGAGCCACCTCGGTATCCACCGCACTCAGTCGAGAGATAGGGAGGGTCAAGGATTAGTATCGTATTAGAGGCATCCTTATATACTGATAGTAACTCTCTGTAATCGACAGACACAATATCTAGCCCGCACAAATACCTCTCGGATGCGCCAGCATCTGAGAGAGCCGTACGGCTCGGGTGGGCATAGAGGCCTCTTGATGCTAAATCCTTGAGAGAATAGGCAAAGTTGTTAGTAAACAACAGCCATCCTGATAAGGTTACCCAGTCGACGTATTGACACCTTTTTTCGTGGGCTTGTACAGCTCGTAGAACAAGAGCTTTGTACTCTTCCGGAACGCGGGAATTATGCTTGAGTGGGGCAAGAATAGAAACAATCTCTTGTCTTAGCTGCTCGGTCTCTGCAATATGACGAAGACGCTCGGAATAGTTGTCGTAATCGTTGTATATAACACGTGCAGTAGGATGGATATCCTTGCAGAGGCGGGATACGAGCCCCGAGCCACCGAAGACATCAACAAAGGTCGTATTAGTATTAGAGGGCAGCGAGCGGATAATAGGCTCGAGCTGCTTTAGCCACCTGCGTTTTTGCCCTGCAAATGGCAAAGGGGCTGTAGTGTATTGTATCATGGTTTTGGCATCGATAAATGCACTACCTTTGTAGTGCCAAACTCAAAATTAAAATAGGTGCTAGCACACTGACGGGATCTATATCCCCTCGCTGGGTGTGCTAGCACCTTTATTTTTGCCCTTGGAGTTTGGCGACAAAAGGGCAGAAAGGCGAGGGGCTTTTTATGCCCCTCTGTGTGTTTATTCTTTTGTGGTTACCTTGGTGGGCTTGCCATCGTTGACAAAGGTCGCGGAGTAGGTGGAATTGTCACTTGCAGGGTCAGTCCTATCAAAAGAGGAGACGATAAAATCACCCTCTGTAAAACTCTTACCGCCATTTTTGCCTTGCTTGTATCCGTATTTGAGTTTTACTGTCTTTCCTTGTGTGATAGCCTCCTCAAGCTCCTCGAGGGAAGTATCGCCAGTCTTACAGAATCCATCACAAGTGATTGTGATCTCTACTTTTTTCACGACTTTTCTCTCGTAGAGAGAGTCTTCGACATCTTTATCGGTAACTACAGCAGTGGTAGTCTTGATTTGACGCTTGTGCGTCTTAGCGCCAAGCATTACTTTATCTCCTACGGCGAGTACGATGTCACTACCATTTACATACTTTGTCTCAGTCGTGGATGATGAGGGAGGGTTAGGCATAATCTTTTGGTTTTAGTGTTTTATCTTTTGTTTTTTGCTAATCTATATGTGACATATAGAGCGATGGGTATAGCAGCTCCAAGGCCGAGCAATAGGAGGATATTATTATCCTTTTGTTGAGGGGTGGAGTCCTCTATAATACGCTTAAGTGTCGAGACACTTGGAGGAGGGACAGAGTCTACTCGATGGTTACTCTTACTCTCACTTGTTGCCCTTATACGGTCAGAGGTCTCGCGTATGTAGATCGTATCCCCTACCTGCTTAATAATCACACTATCTACTTGTAAGATAGTATCGCGTTGTATTGTTGCGACACTATCGCGATGGTAGTGGTGCACGTCAACGGGGACGATACGAGTCTTACATCCAACAAGGGTAAGGAGAGTAACAAGGAGGAGGGCGGCTCTACTCATTATCATTATCAATTTGTGCTTGAAGATCCGAAAGGGCTTGCATAAGGCGCGTACGCTCCTTAATAAGCACGGAGTTGGTCTCCATTAACATGTTGATAGTATCTTGATAGCTCTTGATGCCCTCAGCCTTGCGGCTCCGTCGAGATGTTACGACGTTAACAATCGTTCCAACAAGCCCTCCGCCGACGAGGGCTATAATGACATCGACAATAAGGCTCATCGTAGGTACTTACTATATCTAGGTCGCGCGAGTGGAGTACGTATACGCTGCCGCTTAATCTCGGTCAGCTTGTTGCTGATAACCGAGTATTGTGCGCGCATCTCGGCATATTGCGTGCGCAGCTGCTCTTGCTCACGGCGAGTACGCTCAATACTCTCGTTAAGGAGCCTAATAGCGCGTCGAGATCGGATGTAATACCCATATAGGTAGCCCACTCCAACTCCAGCAATAAAGGCTATAAGGTTGATAAGAATCTGCATAGTTGTAATAGGTTAAGGGTTAGATCATGGCTTGTGCGCGCTCCCACACATCAATGGGGACCTCTTGTCCTGTCTCTACTTTGGTCATTGCACGGGCGAGGGCGACATCCTGTGCAGAGGACAGGTGAGCTCCGGCAGCTACTCCGAGACGCTTGCTGACATATCGGATATATCCTTGTGTGTCGTTACCATCAGTGGGCGGGGCCCATCTTGTGATAATACCCTGTACAGTTGTTAGCTTATGCTTAGTGCGGTAGGTAGAGAGGAGCTTGAGCATGGCCCTGCAGCCCCACTCAAGGGTAGCAAACTCGCAATACTTATCGCCTTGTCGTGTGATCTCTCCCTGCCACTTTTGTGCCGAGGGGCGGAGGTTACCCGGGTTGTTACGTTTGATCATAGTGCCATGATGCTAGGGATGCAGGGCGATTGCTCGCCCCTGCAGAGCCCTAGACGATAAAAGATTAAGGTTATCACTCAGTATAAGCGGTACCGGTTGCATTAACAAGGTAGACGCCCTTAGCATCATTACGGATCACCGTGCCACCTGCGCGCTCTTGCCCCGAGATCACGTCGCCATACATCGTGGCGCTACCCTCGTCGACGAAGAGCTCAGGCTCATCCTTAGCCACGCCTACACAATTTTTTTGCCACGCAAGCATATCGACCCCAGAGGGGAGGAAGAAATCCTGAACGACGGAGAAGCCTAGGAGCTTACCTAGCACTCCCTCGGCAACGTTGCCGGACTGGGAGAAGGCAAGAGCCTCGTTATCGGTCATCGAATCGAGAAGGGCGTAGTAGTTAGCAGGCGTGAGCATCACATACCGTTCGGTCGAGAGCACCTTGTCTGTAGCGAACTGCTCTGCGGCAGCGACAAACCACTTTTTAATGGCTTCGCCTGTTACCTTTTTGCGAATTTTGGTTGTCGCTTTACACCACTTTTTGATAGTGTCTTGGGCGACCGACTCTTTAAGGGCAAGTCGTGCCTCAGCACATACACTTTCCCGCTTACTATACGAGGTCTCGAGTTCTTCGGTGCGACCTACGCGGATAGGCTTAATCACGAACGTATCGAGCTCAAAATCCACATCTGCATCCTGTCTCTCGCCTACAGCAACAGGGTAAGAAGAGGGGTTTTTCGAGATAGTAGCAGGGGTTCCCGCATTGGGGACGTGGACCTTATGGCCATTAATAAACTCGGAGTAGTCGTTAGCCTTCGAGAGGATGGAGTCTGAGGAGAACAGATTACCAACAAGGGTATCCGCCCACAATTCTACTAGGATTGGCATGTTTTTTTTAGGTATTAGAAATTAAGGTTAATAGCTAAGGTTGTGTGTTAGTGCTTACCGAATCGCTCCTCGTACTTTTGTTTGAAGAGTTCGGGGGCCTCTGCTCGGAGGGCTGCAAGCTCGCCTCGCTTGTCGAGCTCATCCCATGATCCGGAGAATTTCGTCTCAGCGGGAGGGGTGGACTGGAGCATAGAGCCGAGCGATTGGGGCTTGGCGATAGACGCTAGGATACTCTTACAGAGCGTCTCATCTTTAGTATAGAGCTGCTCATAGGTCGCTCTATCGGCCTCCTTAATACGACCATCCTGCACGGCTGCTGTAATCAGTGCATTGCGCTCGGCAGTACGGAGGTCGGACAGCTCCCCTTGGAGCTTTGCAAATTCGGCGGACAGAGCAAGGATTGCCTGTGACATCTCATCCGCAGACGCAGATGCATCAAGAGCAAGGGCTTGATACGCCTCGGCGTGGAGCAGGACAGTCTCATGGACGGGGGTTGGGTTGGGTTTTGGCATAGTTGCTTTCAGTTGTTCTAGATATTTAGTTTCTTCTTCTTGGTCGAGGGGGACTCCCTCTCGGCTGTATAGTTTGACAGCCCCTCGATTAGAGGGGATAGAGACAATGGAGACCTCGAGGAGCTCCCATGCGGTTACAGAGTCATAGTCCTCATGGTAAGTCATCTCAGATATAAAAAATCCGGGGGACACACCGCGCAAGAAGCCTTTTTCGGCTTTGCGCTGCACCTCTTTGGCGAGGGGATCGTCGGTGTCAAACTCGACACTTGCGATGAGCTTACTCCCCTCAATACGGAGGTTAGATGCCTTACCCACAATACGCTCTGTATCGTGCTGATAGAGTACAATAGGGTTAGCAGTGTAGCGAGCAAGGTCGCACCCTCGATTGGATAGGCGCCAGCCTCTGTCATTGGTTATTGATTCGTCGTTGATTATCAGGTCCATCTTGGTGTTGTTGGGCTTAATTCGGGGGCAAAGTTGCCCCTCTTTTTGCTATAGGCAAAATCAATGCTACGCAGCGTTGTAATTGTTTTTATCTATATCCTGTCGGCTTTAATTTTGCCCCCGAATTAAGGTTTAACCACTATTTAATTATTGATTAATCATGGACAAAAAACAATCAACGACTCAGACTACTATTACGATTAAGGGCGTAAGCTACCCCTGTTATGTGACGATGGGAGCCCTCCTACTCTATAAGCGCATTACAGGTCGCGAGATGAACGAAGTAACAACACCCTCGCTCGAGGACACTATGCAGATTATCTACTGCGTCGCCAAAGCGGCCTCAATGGCAGAGGGTATAGAGTTCCCGTTTGCGGACGTTGTCGAATTTGCGAGCTGCCTTACCCCCGATCAGGTCTCTGCTATCCGTATTGCTTAATATCTAATGATCTACCTGCACCCCTCTCTCGGCATCACAAACGCCCCCGCCACACCTCCGCGCATCACAGATCCTAGTTACATCGACAGGATCTATGAGTTTGTAGGGGGCAATAAGGCGCAATTTAGTTTTGTGATTGAGTCCAGCAATGGTACTGTGCTTGACGACATCAAGGAGACACGCCTTACTGCTCATCTCTTTGATGCGGAGGGGCGTGAGCTCACGGAGTATCTAACCACCCTCTCTCTCTACTGGGAGGAGCATAATGAGACATGGACAGAGGTAGGGAGGGGGTGGTCGTATCTTGTCAATGACAACTCTCGCTTTTTGCGCCTCTTGCGCGTACGAGTCTCACAGCTTGATATCATGACTGCACTTGGTGTCACAATCGGCCCCGAGACCCAAAAAACACTCGCGGGGATTATGGTACAGCAAGAGGTCAAGATAACAAGCAGCTCCTCTATCTACAGCCGCATACCATCAGCAGATCTCATACATCAGCAACTTGTTAATGATACAAAATTTAGAGAGCTGGTCAAAGGCGACAAGGGCGTAGACGGCAAGGACGGACGCACCCCTGTCATCACGCTCAACGAGAAGTATCAACTCCTTGCAGACGGACAGCTACTCAGTCAGCAATCGCTCAAGGGAGAGCAAGGAGTACAAGGGCCCCGAGGTATCCAAGGTCCCCAAGGGGCTAAGGGTGCGGATGGTAAGCAAGGGGAGAAAGGTGACAAGGGAGACAAGCCTGTCATCACGCTCAACGAGAAGT